ATTGATCAAGAATTTTATAATGAAGTTTGGGATAGAGTTCATGATCAATACGTTGAGACTGTAAAGGTCGAGAACGTGTATAATAGACTTGTCATGTTCAACGGCATGACCCACCACGGTGTTAAAACCTTTGGAACCAAAGAACGTTTGACTTTGAATTTCTTTGGTATGGACTTCTCCACTGAACCATCTTCACTGCCCCCACTGCTTCGCGCTCGATGAAAGTTGCTATTATCACTGACCAGCACTTCGGTGCACGGAAGTCTTCTCGTGTCTTTCATGACTTCTTCCTGAAATTTTATGACCAGGTGTTCTTCCCAACACTAGAAGAACGTGGAATCACTACAGTCTTTGACCTAGGAGATACGTTTGACAACCGTAGGCAGATTGATCTGTGGGCAGCAAAGTGGGCAAGAGAGAAGTATTACAATCGTCTGCAAGAGATGAATGTAGAAGTTCATGCTGTAGTAGGAAACCACACAGCATACTTCAAGGACACAAACAGTATTAATACTCTTGACAATCTGCTCGGAGAATATGAGAATGTCCATACATATTCCGAAGCTACAGAAGTAACTATCGGTGGGTTGCCTATCCTTTTTATTCCCTGGATCAACAATGAAAATTCTGAGACCACTTATAAACTTATTGAAGGTACATCTTGCGACTACGCGATGGGGCACCTTGAGCTCAACGGATTTGAAGCTCATCGTGGATACATCATGGACCACGGTGTGGAGAGCAAATTATATAAGAAGTTCAACAAAGTCCTTTCGGGTCACTACCATCACAGATCTTCCAGAGGAAACATCCACTACCTAGGTAACCCCTATCAGATCTATTGGAATGACTACAAAGATCCTCGTGGTTTCCACATCTTCGACACGGAGACTGGGGATCTAGAATTCATTCTCAATCCATTTGAGATCTATGAAAAGATTGCTTACGATGAAGACAAGATCAAAGCATCTAAGTTCAAGTACAGCAACTATGAAGGAAAGATCCTAAAAATTATTGTAGAGAACAAGAAAGATTCTAGCAAGTTTGACTTCTTTCTCAGTCAACTCTATACCGCTGGTGCACTAGAGATTAAGATCATTGAAGACCCTTCCTTTGAACAGGGTATCGATGAAGAGATAGATATAGAGAAGGAAGATACTCTTACTATCCTTGAGCGCTATGTCGATGACATGGAGCATTCTGACAAAGCATCCCTTAAGAGTATTCTAAAGTCCCTGTACGTAGAAGCACTGGAGTTAGTTTGATGTATATTCTCGCTGTTGCTGGTAAAGAGGATGAGGGAGCTTATGCTGCCGACGGAGACAATGGCGAGAAAGTCGTTTATATCTTTGTTGACAAAGACGACGCGATACGCTATGCTGGTCTTCTGGAAGCAGATGATTTTCCAGAAATGTCAGTAGTAGACGTAGCAGGCGAGGAGGTAATCCAAGCGTGCATGATACATGGTTTAGAATACTTTATTGTCACTCAAGACGATATCGTAGTACCTCCTAGAGAAGATTAATTTTTGTCGTATGATTCTGTTTAAGACCGTCCGTTGGAAGAACTTCTTGTCTACGGGCAATGCTTTTACTGAGGTGAAACTTGATTCAAGCGCGTCTACTCTGATCGTTGGATCGAACGGAGCAGGCAAGTCCACTATGTTGGATGCAATCTGCTTTGCTTTGTTCAACAAACCTTTTCGTAAGATTACCAAAGGGCAACTTGTCAATGCGGTAAATGAAAAGGATACGCTGGTCGAAATTGAATTCAGTATTGGTTCTCGTGAATATCTTGTTCGACGAGGTATCAAACCTAATTTGTTTGAGATCTACCTCAATGGCACTATGCTCAATCAAGAGGCATCAGTGCAAGACCAGCAGAAGACACTGGAGCAGTCGGTGTTAAAACTTAACTATAAGTCTTTCACCCAGGTGGTGGTCCTTGGATCATCTACCTTCGTTCCGTTCATGCAACTTACCCCACCCAATCGTAGAGAAGTTATTGAAGATCTTCTTGATATTCGTATCTTCTCTACCATGAATACCTTGCTCAAGGATCGTGTCAAGTCACTCAAAGATTCTATCAGGGATCATGAGTACAAACTTGACATGGCAAAAGAACGTGTTGAGATGCAGCAGCGTTTCATCATGGACCTTAAAGAACAATCTGCTGCAAACAATGCACAGAGACAAGGCGAGATCACATCTCTTCGTGAGGAGATCGTCAAGGTGCAAGAGATGGTGGATGCTGATATGAAACTGTGCGCTGAGCTACAGGGTCAAGTCACCCAGTATGCTACAGTTGACGAAGAACTCGGCAAACTTCGAGTTTTTGAATCTAAATTCAAGGATAAAAAGAAAACATTTCAGCGCGATCTGAAGTTCTTTAAAAAGAATGATACGTGCCCCACTTGTAAGCAAAGTATTACCGAAGAATTTAGAACTTCCAAGGAAGCAACTATCACAGATAGTATTTCTGAATTGGAAAAAGCATCTGTAGATTTGCAAGCAAAGATTGATGATATCACTACGTCCGTTACTGCGAAGCAAAATTTACTTGAAAGTATCCAGAACCTCCAGCAAGAGATTGCATCTAACAACCGTGAGGTTCGATGGAAACAAGATGCTATTGGAAAAATTGAAGAGTCTATCGAAAAAACAAATGGTGGCGGGGCAAACCTAAAGAGAGAGCAAGCTAAGTTAAAAGAGATTGCTCGTGATGGTATTGAGGTTGAGAAAAATCTTTCTTCTAAAAAGAAAGACAGAGACAATCATGATGTCATCACAAATATGCTGAGAGATACTGGTGTGAAAGCAGGTATTATTAAACGATACCTGCCTATCATGAATCAATTGATTAATCGGTATCTCAAAGAACTGGACTTCTATGTTTCTTTTGAACTCAATGAGAATTTTGAAGAGACTATCAAGTCCAGATTCAGAGATGAGTTTTCATACGCTTCCTTCTCGGAGGGAGAGAAAATGCGGATTGACCTTGCCCTCTTGTTTACCTGGAGGACAATTGCCAAGATGAAGAATAGTGCTAATACTAATCTTCTTATCTTGGATGAAATCTTTGACAGCAGTCTGGATGTATCTGGTACAGATGACTTCATGAAAATCCTTAGAGCATTCTCTGAGGACAGTAATGTATTTGTCATCTCCCATAAACCAGACGCTATGCAAGATAGATTTGAATCTGTTTTGGTTGTGGAGAAGAAACAGAACTTCTCTACAATCAGGTATGAGAGCTAAATATTCTTATACACATTTCATCATGTACAAACCTTACTCACCTGAGTGGCATAGGTATCGCTACCTTAAAGAAGCAATCGACACATACTTCGACGACTACGTTGACAACGAAGTCATTTACGAAGACCTCATGAATATCCTAGGTTCTAGGATGTCTAGTGCTGTCGAGGAAGTCAATAAGGTTATGGATTTGAAAGACAAACTCAAACATAATTAATATGCTTTCTACCGCGTATCGACTTCGTTTGGAGTCTATCTGCCGTTGCATTGCTAACAAAGAACAAGTTCCATTGGAAGATATGATCTGGGCAGAGAAACTTGCCAAGGCACATACTCTTGCACGGGACTGGTTGAACAAAGCACGCCGCCAAGCATCTCAGGACATCCAGGAGGGATCCATGGATGATTTTATGAATAAGATGGGACTAGGAGACCCCGACCCATCTAATTATAAAACGGGGTTTGAGGGTGCAGATGAAATTGTAGATTGGTTCAAACAAGACAAACCTGATGACTGGCGACAACGTGACTAAACTGAATATTGCCAAGAATTTAGTAGAGAAAATTGAAGATCTTTTAGACGGCAAAGCACATTACGTTGAGTGCTGTGACCGTACCACGCAACACAGAAAAATTGTAATTGAATACGATCACGAAAAGAAATGATTCAAGCACTAGTGTATGGCAACGGCGGACAAGAATCTGAACGAGCAGTGATGGTTCTTGAGGCATGTGATCAAGATGTAAAGCAATTTTTATTGGGTGTTCATTTTACCCATAAAGAATTCAAAGCAGAATTTGGTGAAGATGCAGAGTATCCACAGGTTGCCATTGGTCTAGACCATCGTGGTACACTGAAAGAAACCTTGAAGTATATGAGTGACAAAGGAATGTTTTTATGACTAAGCAAACTCTTGTGGTAAAATCTGGTGACACCTGGGAGTGGGAAGACACTCCAGAACTCAAAGCGTTTAGAGAGCGACATGACTACTCCAAACTGGCAACACCACTCAAAGAAGGACCAAAAAAGAAAGCTAAAACCTCAGGCGATGCGAGCGCGTAGAGAAGCTCTGCGCCACTTTAAAAAGTGTCACATGAAGACCCCTGACCAACGTCGGGGGTCTTATACTATGTACAGTTAAGAGAAACCCATGCATACCGTCAAGGAAAACCTTGCTCGCTGCCTTGCCACCGAGAACCTGATCGTTGAGCATCGCGACGTTGAGACTGCTCAGTTCAACGTAGAGACCCGTGTCCTGACGCTGCCTGTGTGGAGGACCAATCACATGATCCAAGACCTTTTGATTGCTCATGAGGTCGGTCATGCTCTTTACACTCCTAATGACTTTGACTTTCTCGGTGAGATCCCGATGCAGTTCGTGAATGTCGTTGAGGACATTCGTGTTGAGAAACTGATGAAGCGTCGCTACGGTGGTCTTGCTAAGACCTTCTACCGTGGTTACCAACTGCTCAACAACGAAGACTTCTTCGCTATTGCTGACCGTGAGTTGGAAGATTTGAATCTTGCTGACCGCATCAACCTTCAGTACAAGATCGGCAACTACGAGAATGTTCCTTTTGCTGATGATGAGAAAGTTTTCCTGACTGAAGCAGATGCCCTTGAGACCTTTGAGGACTGCCTTGCTCTCGCTAAGAAACTCTATGAGTGGTGCAAGCAAGAGCAGGAGAAGCAGCGCCAGGAGGTAGCACAACCACCTCAACAGAACTCTGAGACTGAAGGTAAACCACAGGATCAGAAGACTGAAGAGGAAGCAGAAGAAGAGACTGAGGGTCAATCTGAGGATCAGAAACCTGAAGCTCAAGATGAGGGAGAAGATGCTCCTAAGATGGGCAACCCTGATCGTGACGAACCTAAGGTTGAGACTGCTTCTGCACTGGATGAAGCACTTGAGAATCTCATTGATCCTGGTTCTTCCTACCGTGAGTACGACTATCTAGAACTTCCTGCAACTGTTGATGCAAACATCATCGTCGATAATCAAGACTGCCATGCAGTAATTGAAGAGTATTATGAGGACAAGGATACCTCACACTACCTTGAGATGTTTGACAACTTCATGACTTCTACCAAGAAAGAAGTCAACTACATGGTCAAAGAGTTTGAGATGAAGAAGTCTGCAGATGCATACTCTCGTGCTTCTGTGTCCCGTACTGGTGTTCTCGATACTGCCAAACTCCATACTTACAAATACAATGAAGATCTTTTCAAGCGGGTTACTATCGTCAATGACGGTAAAAGTCACGGTCTTGTTTTTAACATTGACTGGTCTGGTTCCATGCATTCATCTCTACTTGCCACAGTCAAGCAACTTATCACTCTGATTACTTTCTGTCGCAAGGTAAACATTGCCTACGATGTTTACATCTTTACGGACCACTATGTTCGTTCTGATTATTATGTTCGGTTTGATGCTGAGAACCCTAACAATAAGAATGGACAACTTTGTGTTGATAGTTTCAACATGGTCAATATTCTGTCTAGCAGAACCAATAATCGTGTACACCAGAAGCAGATCAAGAATCTGTTTGTCACCACTTGCACTCTTGTGATGGGTTACATTGGTTGCCCTCATGAGTTTTCTCTGGGTGGTACTCCTCTCAATGAAGCAATGGTGATGATGAACAACATCATCCCTGAGTTCAAGTCACGTAACAAAGTTGACAAGGTTCACTGCATCACTTTGACCGATGGTGAAGGTGCACCTATGTGCTACCAGAAAGAAGTTAAGCACTACACACAAGAAGGTATGACCTTCATTCGTCGTCGTGCCAACACTCACTGCTACTTGCGTGATCGTAAGACTGGTAGAAACTATGAGTTCGGTGTCACATACAATCAGACACCTACCTTCTTGAATCAACTCAAAGATCGTTTTCCTGAGTGTGAGTTCATGAACATCCGTCTCTTGTCTTCTGGTGAGTGGGGTCGTTACAAGCGCATCATGCTTGATCCTGCAGACTGGCACAAAGCAGACACCGACTGGAAGAAGTTGAAGACCTTTGTTACTACTACAGCAGGGTGGAGCATTCAATATATTATGTCTGCTAACAACATGGATGACAGTGCTGAATTTGAGGTTCATGACAGTGCAACCAAGTCGCAGATCAGATCTGCTCTGAAGAAAACCCTGAAGTCGAAAGCGACAAACAAGAAAGTCCTAACGTCCTTTATCGACAGAATCAGTTGAGAAACTGGCACACTGACCCGCCACACAGGCGGGTTTTCCAGTATCTTATATACATACCAAACAAACACACATGTCTGACTTCATCCAAGAAATCCAATCTGAGTACGGCAACAGCATCAACGCTGCTGATGTCAAAGCTTTTGCTCGTAGCAAAGGTGTCAACTATCGCACTGTAACTCGTCAGTTGGACAACTTCAAAGTCAAGCGTGGTACCTGGGACCTGACTGTGGTTGAGCGCCTGAAGAAGACCTATGAGGCACCTGCTGCTGCTCCTGCAGTCCAGCACAATCTGGTTCCCGCTATTGACAGTAAGTTTGTTCCCTTTGGCAACTTTGCTGATCTGAAGAAGATCATCAAGTCTAGGATCTTTTATCCTGCATTCATCACTGGTCTGTCTGGCAACGGTAAGACCTTCGGTGTTGAGCAAGCATGTGCATCTCTGGGTCGTGAACTGATCCGTGTCAACATCACCATCGAGACTGACGAGGACGATCTGATCGGTGGTTTCCGTCTTGTGGATGGTAACACTGTATGGCACAACGGTCCTGTCATTGAAGCACTCCAACGTGGTGCAGTGCTCCTTCTCGATGAGATTGACCTCGCCAGCAACAAAATCCTTTGCCTGCAATCAATCCTTGAGGGTAAGGGTGTCTTCCTTAAGAAGACTGGTGAGTATGTCAATCCTGCAGAAGGTTTCCAGATCTTTGCTACGGCAAACACCAAGGGTAAAGGTTCTGACGATGGTCGCTTCATTGGCACCAACGTTCTGAACGAAGCATTCCTTGAGCGTTTCCCCGTCACCTTTGAGCAGTCTTATCCTACTCCTTCTATCGAGACGAAGATTCTGTCTCGCATCTGTAAGGATGAGAAGTTCGTTACTCGTCTGGTTGACTGGGCAGACATTATCCGTAAGACCTTCTTTGATGGTGGCATCGATGAGATTATCAGCACTCGTCGTCTTGTCCACATCGCTCAAGCATACGCTATCTTTGGTAGCAAGGAGAAGGCAATCCAAACTTGTATCAATCGTTTCGATGAAGAAACCAAGTCTCTCTTCGAGCAACTGTATGACAAGGTTGATGCTGATGTAAATTTTGAACAAGTGGAGGACAAAGCGTATGAAGAAGACGCTGTGGGATGATTACAGGGAAGCGGTGTTTGACACCTTCCCTGATCTAGAACACACAGATACATGGGCAGAGTGGGAGGAGAAAGGAACCTCCCTCACTGCTAATGTGTACTCAAACAAGTACATCCATAAGTCTCGTGAAGTTCTTATCTGGAATGAAAAGTCCAGTATCTACAACACCATCATCTATCCAAAGACTGGTCAGAATCTACCTTGTTTTGGAATGGACTTGATGGGGTTCTTTGAGAAGAAAGTCATCTTGGTATTTGACTTTCAACATCCTGTAGAGAACTATCTTTTCTCCCACCCAGATCTACCCAAAGCAAAAGGTGACTATAGGTTCTTTGAACCTGGTAATCACTTCTCAGAGAACATCTATGTTGCTAAGTGCACCATGTCTGAAGTTAACGAACACCTTGACATGTTCAAGAAATACTTGACCATTTACAAGGATATGTTAGAATGTAATCGACCTAATGGGTCTGCTGTTCATTCTACTTACGGTGATTTCGACAAGTACATGAAGCGCCTAGATCCTGTTAGTGGTTATCTACAAAGCACTTTTGGTGCTGACAAAGCAGAATCTCTTGTAAACGATTTCCTTTTCTGCTATGGTTAATTCCTGGTCTTTACTTTATGATGCAATGAACGACGACGACATGCTTTCATTCAATGTAGAAGGTGTTGATCTCCCAAGTGAGGTCTATCCACCTGTTACAGGTAACGTTGACATCACTGTCAACAGTGAGCGTTTCAAATACAATGAAGACGCTATCCTCAAAGAACTGAAAGAATACATCAGTGCTACTTACAATCAGCACTACTCTAGTGAGGGTATTCAAACCCTTGACTTGATTGAATCCTGCGGTGATGGTGAGGCATTCTGTCGTAGTAATATTTTGAAGTACGCTTCTCGCTACGATAAGAAAGGCACTGCCCGCCGTGATATTATGAAGATCCTGCACTACGCAGTCCTCCTACTCAACTTTAATGATAAGAACGCAAAGCGTGAATCCTATGAAACTTTCTAAAAGCACTCTTGACATCCTGAGGAACTTCTCCTCTATCAATGCATCGATCCGCTTTAAGAAAGGACAAGAGATTTCTACAATCTCTATTCAGAAAAACATCTTGGGTCGTGTTGTAGTCAAAGAAGACTTCCCCCAGGATTTTGCTATCTACGATCTTGGTGAGTTCCTCTCTGGTCTGTCTCTATTTGATGATCCTGAGTTTGACTTCTCCAAAGATGGTTGTGTCAAGATTAGCGATGGTCGCAATACCTCTCGCTACTTCTTTGCTGATCCATCTACCATCGTACAACCCCCTGAGAAGCGTGTAGAACTGCCTACAAAGGACGTTTGCTTCACGCTCTCTGCTAGTGATATCTCCAACATCATTAAGGCAGCAGGCGTCTACAGCGTGGAAGACGTGTCTGTTGTGGGTGATGGTGAGCGTGTCAAGGTTGTGGTTCGTGATAAGAAGAACGATACCTCAAACAACTTTGCGATTGATGTAGGCACAGCAGATGCTACATTCTGCTTTAACTTCAAGGTTGAGAACTTGAAGATCATGCCTGGTAGTTACTCCGTTGTGATTAGTCAACACAACGCTTCTCTTTTCAAACACGATACTCTAGACTTGGAGTATCTGATCGCACTCGAACTTGATTCTAAGTATGAAGGATGAATTTCTTTGGGTTGAGAAGTATCGACCCAAGACCATTGAGGAATGCATTCTCCCTGCAGAGACAAAGAAAGTATTCCAATCTTTTGTTAACAAGGGTGAAATCCCTAACCTTCTTTTATGTGGAACAGCAGGCATCGGAAAGACAACCGTTGCCAAAGCACTTTGTAATGAACTCGGCGTAGACTATTATGTCATCAACGGATCCGACGAGGGACGGTTTCTCGATACCGTCCGAAACAATGCGAAGCAATTCGCTTCGACCGTCTCGTTTTCATCAACTGCTAAACACAAAGTCATCATCATTGATGAGGCAGATAACACAACCCATGACGTACAGCTCCTCCTTCGGGCGTCTATTGAGGAGTTTAGTGGCAACTGCAGATTCATCTTCACTTGCAACTACAAAAACAAAATCATTGAACCCTTGCACTCGCGATGTTCCGTTGTGGACTTCGGGATCAAAGGAGCAAAAAAGCAGCAGATTGCAGCAGTTTTCTTCGATCGTTGCCGCGATATCCTCCAACGCGAGGAGATCACCTTCTCTGACCGAGTTGTGGCAGAAGTCGTCCAGAAACACTTCCCCGACTTCAGAAGGGTCCTCAACGAACTCCAGCGATACTCCTCGTCAGGGTCTATCGACACTGGCATTCTGGCGTCGCTGAGTGAGGTTCGCCTAGAAGAACTTACGAAAGCACTCAAGGACAAGGAGTTCTCCACTGTCCGAAAGTGGATCGTATCAAATCTTGACAATGATCCTAACGCGATTCTACGTACTGTCTATGACAGTCTTTACAGCAGTCTGACACCTCGTAGTATCCCTCAAGCAGTGTTGATTATTGCCAAGTACCAATACCAATCTGCCTTTGTGGCAGATCAGGAAATCAACTTACTTGCCGCACTCACCGAACTCATGGTAGAATGTGAGTACAAATGAGCAAGAAACGCAAGTCCATGGCACAGCATCAAGTCAAGACCCAGTGGTATTACTGGTTCTGGGGCGCTGCGACGGTCACAGTTTTCTGTGGTCAGATGTACGTGGGTGTAGGATACCGTCAAATGGCAGAGGCGGTATGGTCCGTAGTTGATGTAATTTCTGCTGTACGTGAACCATTTGATGATGACAAAAAACTTGAAGACCCCACTGAGGTATCCAGGGGGCAAATCAAGAGCATTAACTAAACTGCTCAAGTATCTTCCTGAGACGGAGATCAAGGAGTATCGTGAGATGTTTCTTGGTGGCGGTAGTGTCGCCTTGGAAATGACAAAGCGTCTTCCTAAAGGCACTACTATCTGGGTCAATGACCTGTATGAACCTCTGTATAATTTCTGGGTTGTGTTGCGTGACAATCCTGTCGAGTTGCAACGCAAACTTGTAGAACTCAAATCTAGATATCCAGATCGTGGCAACGCCAAGGGTCTATTTCTGCAAGCAAAGGACGTAATCAATGACAGAACAAAGAGTGACACCGACAGAGCTGTTGCTTTTTACATTGCTAATAAGTGTAGTTTCAGCGGTCTTACTGAATCTTCCTCCTTCTCAGCACAAGCATCAGATTCAAACTTCTCAATGCGAGGTATCCTAAAACTTCAGGATTACTCTCAGTTGATCAAGGGTTGGAAGATCACTAACTTGGATTACTCTGAGTTGTATGATGAGGAAGAGACAACCTTCATCTATGCAGATCCTCCGTACAACATCAAAGATGTTTTGTATGGGCACAAAGGTGGTATGCATAAGCAGTTTGATCATGAACGCTTTGCTGACATGATAGAAAAATGTCTTTGTCAAGTTATGATTTCATACAATGATCATCCTGACATTGTACATAGATTTGACGAGTGGTGTTTGTATGATTACGAGCACACTTACACAATGAGATCAACTGGTTCCTATATGAAGGACCAGCAAAAACGTCGTGAACTAATTTGTTGTAATTATGGGAAGCTTGGGGGTTCGTGTGACCGCTAGCGGTTACTGTCAACTGTATCATACACGCAGAGGGTGCTATGCTACCTTCTGTCCTAACTCACAACATGCAATCATCAATGGAGATGAGGTGCATGTGACTTTGAAGTCTGGATCTGTTGCCATCTACAGAATCAACAGCAATCAGACTGGCGTAACTGGACCTGTAAGGGTGTTTCCAGCATGAGGAAGAGGCGTAAGCATCGCCTCTGGAGAATTTGGGCAAAGGCTATAGGTGAAAAGGCAGGTAGCGATGACAGAGAGGCAGACGCAGTGGCTCGCATACGCACTGCTATATTTTTTTCTTATCTACTTACTAATTGTTTTATTATTGCAGGAGTGATTAGGCATTGGAATTGAAAGATTGGTTGAATTCTATTAACCACACGAAGGTAAACTTACTAGAAGAAGATCCTGATTCTGTTAGGAAGTATCCTCCCTATATTATTAACAGATGTATGTCTGGTCACATCGATGCCATCTTGTTTGCCAATGAGATGAACAAGCATCCAAACCTAGATAAGGATATGCAATATTCTTTTTATCTAAATACATTGAGAAAACGAAAACGTTTTTCTCCTTGGTTGAAGAAAGAACAAGTCGAAGACTTGGATCTGGTCAAAAAACACTATGGTTATAGTAACGAAAAAGCGAAGATCGCATTAACTCTTCTTACCAAATCTCAACTTGAATTTCTACGTAAAAAACATGACATGGGAGGCAAAAGATGACTGCGATCTCTGAAGAGGTTACCTGGACTTCCGACAGTATGGTCGAAGTCAGTCTCAAGGAACCTGACGATTTCTTGAAAGTGAGAGAGACACTGACACGTATTGGTGTCGCATCGCGTAAGGAAAGAAAACTGTATCAATCTTGCCACATTCTGCATAAGCAAGGTCGTTACTACATTGTTCATTTTAAAGAACTGTTCGCTCTGGATGGTAAGAAGGCAAACCTTTCTCAGAACGATGTTCAACGTCGCAATAGAATCGTACAACTGCTTAGTGACTGGGGTCTGGTAGGTATTGCAGCAAAGGAAAGTATTGCTGACGTAGCACCACTCAGTCAAATCAAGGTCCTTTCTTACAAAGAAAAGGGTGAATGGACACTTGAAAGTAAGTACAATATTGGCAAGAAGAAAGAATAAATAGATCGTGCCATTCGTGCGGCACTCTACAAGTCGGAACACCGTATAAAGAGGTTGGG